ATGACTAACTTTCTATTGAGCGAGCCGGATATAATTCAAGTGTTAGTTTGGTTTATGAGTTCTGCGGTAATTTCGGCGATATGTATCGGGATAGCGAGGAGAGTGTTTAATAAGTGATTATGGTAAAATATAATCAACAGGGAATAGTCGGCCCTAAGCAATTAAAAATAAACAAATGGTTTATTCAGATGTAACACCGGTATTGACCGCGGGCGTAACAACCCTAACGGACACTATCGTTGGTATTCTCCCTATTCTATTGCCGGTGGCGATAGTCTTGGGTTTTTTCTGGATGGGATACAGGTTTTTATCTCACAGGGGCTAGGAACTCAACGCAGATGGGGTGGTATGGTTTCAAGTTAAATCTGCGTTTAGCTTTTAGGGTTCAATTCCCTATCACTCCATAATGAAAAAAGCAAATTTATTATTTTTAATTATTTTATTCGGTGGGTTTTTACTTCACGGAGTTGTTAAAGCCGAAACAATAGCCCAATATAACGGCAACACTCCTACCGCCGATAGTTGGGGAATAGCGAAACAAAACTTAGGGCCTAATGTTACTTTTGATAATATTAGTAGCATAAAGTTAAAGATAAAGTCGGATTCAGTAGGACAAGGAGTCCATAACTTACAAATAACTTGGGAAGATGGCGGCGGGTGTACTGCCGGTGCTACATCAGATAGCATACCTTTTGACTACGACATAACAACGCCGCAAGTAGTTACTTTTACTTTTAACGATAACCCTAGTAGTGATATATCCGGCAGTAATTGTATTTTTAGAACTAACGCGGACAGTTCTAGTTACAGGCATTTCTTTTATGGGGTGGATGAAGATTTATACACAAACGGTGATGCCCTCTTTTGTACGACAAGTTGCGAAAGTGATGATGATGTTATTGATGCCTATTTTATTATAGGGCAGGATGAAAGTGATATAAGCATTACAGGGCCGTTACATAACAGTATCGTACAGGATTTCGGGAGTTGGGGCGTTAGTGTTTTATCAGAAAATAGCGATGCTTGGGCCTGTATAATTTATGATAACGAACAAGACGGAGTAATAAATTATTTAGCAAGTTTCACATATAAGGATTGTATTTTTATAGGGGTGAATGGAGGTAGTAGCACACTAATACCTAAAAGCGTTTTAATGAACTCTAGTCCTAGCCACTGGGAGGCTATCGCGGAAATTGTGGGCAGTGATGGTTTTGGAAGTTTCAATCTAGGGGCGGTGTACACTTTTTCAGATATTATCCGGTTTAGCATCACTCCTTACATTACCGGTACACTCAACCCTAACCTACCTACCGCAGACGATTTAGACCCATCTATTGAAGGTAGTTTTTGGTTTATTGATTGTAGCGGGTATAGTGCTTCTTACTTTGACGGCTTTTGGTTTGCTAGTGATGCTGGCGGGCATTTCTTTTGTGATTTACAGGCCGGTTTGAGAAGTTTGGTTTATAATCTCATTTTCCCTCACGATTTTAGTACCACGGCATTAAGTAACTCCATAATTTATTTACAACACGGATTTCCATTTAATATAGTTACCGGCATAAAGGATGCTATTATAGCCGCAAGCGAAGAAACATTAACGCCGGAAAACTTAGAGAGTGATGCTGTTTTCTTTGGTAGCTCAGTTACAGTATTGACTCCTACTTCTTTAGAAGATGTTATAGGCGAAGACAAAAAGGATTCTATTTTTAGTACAATAGTTAATTTCGCTTGGGTCGGGGCGGCATATATAATGTGGGTTACTATTTTTTAAATGATTGTAGATATTTTATTGATAGTAGTAGTGTCTTTTCTAAGTTTAATTGGTGGGCTTTTAAATTTACTTGCTTTTGTTATACCGGAAGAAATACAGTTATCTCTAATTGACATACTGTCAAATTTAAAATTCTTTATGGGGATATTGCCGGTAGTTGAACTACTTAACGTATTAGCGACAATTTTGACGTTCTTGGGGTTGTGGTACTTAGTAAAAAGTTTATTAAAGATTTGGGCCGGAGTACCGATGGTAGGCAAGAAGATAGCGGTAAAATAAAAAGATGTTTTTTAACGCAGATTATCAAGGCTTAAAGATTTTCCTATTTTACGGAAAAAAGGGTTCGGGCAAATCTTTATATCAAAGCTACTTGGTTTTAAAACTTCTCAAAAGTTATTATAAAATTGAGAAAAAATATCCATCCTTACCGCACCGGAAGTTTTATATAAATCAACCTTTATCTGAGGAATTTGAGAAAAAAGAACTCAATAAACATTTTGAATACTTTACGAGTCCCGAACAATTATATGCGGTTAGGGATAGTGATATTTTATGGGATGAAATAGGGAAAGATTTACCGGCAGGAAGTTGGAACGATACGCCGAAAGAGTTGAAACAGGTATTCTCACACTTACGAAAAAGAGGAAACCGGATTTTTGCTAATACGCAGGTTTATGAAGATATTGATATATCTTTCCGTAGGCAAATAGATGCCGCTTGGAGAATTAAAAAAATGTTTGGTAATAGGGATATATCGGCAACCTTGCCGCCGCCTAAAAGAGTTTGGGGAGTTATTAAATTGAGGCATTTTGACCCGATGGCCCTAGAGAGTATCAGAGATGAGCTAGTCAGGGCCGAATTAGAGGAAACCGGTTTTCCTAAGTTTATTTTTATCCGTAGGAAGTTAGTCAACCTTTACGACACTACCGCAGAGCTACCGCCTTATCAACCTAATAAACTACGCGAGGTAGTTATGACGTGTAGGGAAGGCGAAAAATGTTTAACGCCACACAAAGACGGAACGCCGCATAGAGTTGTTAAACACGTTTCGGCCTAATGAAGATATTGTTTTTGACACTCCTAATTCTGCTTTCACTTCATTATTTGAATTACGAGTATAGAGTTAGGCCGGCTACTGAATACGCTTTGAGTTTGCCGTCAATCCAGTATGTTACCGGATGTCAAAACGATATTTTCAATCACGACACCGGAGAGTTAATTTATAGGCCGCCGCTAGGAGTTAATAATGGTAATTGTCTAACCGTACCTAATCCGTGGCTACCGCAAAACATAATAACGCATACGGCGTGGGAACAAGTGCGGGTAGAGGGCTTTGGTTACAAAGTTATTAGTTTAATGATTATTCTTATTTGGTTAGTGGCCGCGTGGCCCGTTTGGTTGCCGGTGGTTATTACTTTTATGTGGTTTAATGAAAGGATTGACAAATCCCCTGTCCCATAGTATGATGGGGAGAATATGAGAGAAGATAAAAAAGCCGGAAAAGTGAGCGAGGCATTTCTGCTTTCAGAGGCTATCAAGCAAATAGAAAAAGAGGCTAAACAGAAACGCAACAAAATAGTGATTTGTAAAGCCCCTTATTTTGGCCGGTTTAGGTGGGATTTTTTCGGTGTTTTTGACTTAATTGTAATTACAAATTATCCGTTCAATAGTTACCGGCAATCAGATGAGGTGGATGCTACCACGGAGTTTATACAAGTAACTACAAAACATCACTTATCTGACCGCCGGAAGAAGATACTAAACTTTTTTCAAGATGCCGGATGTTATATCCCTCACGCCTCAATTTGGGCATACGATAAAGTAACCGGAGAATTTAAAATAGAAAAAGTTACTAAATAAAATGATATTAAGTAGAAAAACACACGGTTATGTTATGCCCCTTAAAGTTTATCGGATGAGGAAAGCGATAAACAATTTAGAAAAGCACCGGTTGGCTAAGATTGCGGCAGAGAAAGGCATCAGGAAATGGACAAAAAAGGTTAAGTATTATTTAAAAACGCAGAAATGAATACAACAAAATTCGTATTTTATGATTGGGATAAATATAAAGAGTTAGAGGGTACTTTTACGGCCCAATATCGCGGAGTTGGAAAATGGAGAAAAAATGTTTTTGAAATAAAACTGGATGTGGGGGCGGTGGTACACTGTTGGGCTAACGCCGCACTTTATAGGGCCTTGTCCGGCGTACCGTTTGGAACGAAAGTTAAAATAAAATACTTGGGGTTAGAAGTTATGGAAAACGGCAGAGCATTTCATAATTACGAAGTGGACTATTTAGGTTATCAAAAGCCGGAAAAGATAAAAAAGAAAAAGGTAAAATGATAAAATACTTTAAAAGAAAAAACAGGTTAATGGAGTTATACGCACTCCAAGTTTGGTTAGAACTACTTTAAAATGTTATTTAAAAGATATAATACAACCGAAAAAAGAATAAACTTAATAGAAAAAATATTGGTTATAAATTATTTATTAACATTTTTATGGTTAATA